GCCTATGCGCCTCTAAAAGACTTGCGCTTTGAATGGGACGACGAAGAGCCCCTAACAGCTGAGAAGTTTTGTAAAATGGTAGATACATTAGGTGCTTATTATGATTTTGACCCCGAACAAGTAGAAACTATTACGGGGCTCAAGATAGTAGGTATAAAAAGTCAAACCCCTAACCTTCCACCAGTGGAAGGCTCAAAAAAAAAAGCCTATACGATAACGCCCTAAACGAGCGTTGGCAACTGCACCGAGCTCTTTTGCGCACAGAGGAACTCTATACACATAGCCACTGCGAGTGTACGCACGACACCCACGCCTTAGACCTTACAGGTTGGCTAAAGGTAATGGAACAAATAGCTAAAGATAGATACAATGGCACCCTCAAAAAAGGAGAACTATCCGATGAGTACATTTTAGAAACCTACAAAGAACTCAATGGCGCTATGTGGAAAGGTTTTGGAAAAGATAGCTTCAAGGTAAATAAGCAAACGGGAGCTATCTCACCCGAAGTACTCCAAATGCAGCGTAACCTATACAAGTTTAGCGGGGCAAAAAACTATGTACTCCTTGAGCAGATAAATGAAATCTTACGTTCGGACAAAGGTAAGAACTGGCAAACATTCCTACAAGAGGTACAGAAGCTAACCCCTAAGTACAACAAGAACTACCTCCAAGCTGAGTGGCAAACAGCCAAACAAGCGGGCTACCACGCTGCTAATTGGCAGGAGTATGTAAAACGTAAAGACTTGTATCCTAACCTAAAATATTGTACCCAAAAAGACGAAAGAGTGCGAGAAGAGCATCGACCCTTAGAGGGCTTTATTGCTCCTATTGAAAGCGACTTTTGGAAAGACTTCTACCCACCCAATGGCTGGCGTTGCCGTTGCTTTGTAGTACAGACAGCCGAACCTGCAAGTACAGGTGATATGCCTCAGCTTAGCGATAAAGATTTTCCTAAAGAGTTTCGGGGTAATGTAGCCATTAGTGGGCAAGTGTTCAAAGAGGATAATACAAACCAAGGCAAACCTCACCCTTACTTTGCCCTCGCTTTAGATGCCGATAGCGACACCAAAAAAGCCTTTGAACTAAGCAAACTAAGCGCACCCTATACGGAAGTCTATGAGGCTAAAAATGGGGCTGTGGTAAAGGTAAGCCCCTTTGCAGACGAAAGCGACCTTGCCAAAAACCTTAAGAGTGCTATTGTTATTGCCGATAACTTGGGGGTGAGTATGAATATACGCCCACATTTGGAAATACAAAATCATAAGAACCCCGAATATGAGATAAATAGTAAAATTGCTGATAGAAAAGAAACAAGTTCTTATACAAGTGTAAAAAGCAACTTAGGAAAAGCAAAAGAGCAAGGAGCAGAAATTGTTGTTTTTGACCTTTCTGACTTCAAAAATTGGGAGGCTATTGGAGTTGTAAGAAGCTTAAAAGGGAAAATTTTAAGCTATAACAATAGAGAATGGTTAAAAGAAGTGTTTTTTATCTATGGAAATAAGGCTATCTCTTTTACAATAAAAGAGCTAATGACTGATTTTGACAAAGTAACTACCCGCCTAAAAGCAATAGAGCCTTAACATCACTGCTAAGGCTCTAATGGGAGCGACTTGGATTTCTCCGCGTCGCGGTCTAACAATCACTTATTAGACACCGCAAAAGTACAAAAACATTTTTTAAATAGCAAATAAAAATGATTTAAATTCTATTTATGGCAAATTTTGAGACTCCTAACTTTGAGACTATGGCAAGGGAGATATTTAAAAATATATCCCCAAAGGTAGCCCAAAAGGCTCGAGCTTTCTTTATGCAATCATTCATAAAGCAGGGCTTCACCGATGCTTCATTTATCCCTTGGGTAAAGCGTGTAGATGCGTTGCCTCATAAAACACTACAGCAGTCGCTTACGCTCAAAAACAGCCTGCGTATAGCGGAGCAGTCACCTGAAAGGGTAGTGATTTCAGCAGGTGAAAAACTTAACTATGCAGCTATACACAACGAGGGAGGGACGATCACCGTAAAGGTAACCGAAAAAATGAGAAAATACTTTTGGGCTATGTACTATAAGACACAGAATAGTCGCTACAAGTGGATGGCACTAACCGAGAAAGAAACCCTTACTATTCATATTCCTAAAAGGCAGTTTATAGGGGAAAGCTATACCTTGGACAAACAATTGGAAAAACTCATCATAGAGGAAATGCTACAAGCAGAAAAACACTTAACTTTTGAATAATGGAACATTGGCAAGACTTATACATAGAACTCGCTGAGCGTATCAGTGAGAAAATGCCCGAAATTCACTGGATAGACCTTTGGCATAACCAAGTAGGCTTCTTAGCCGAAGAGCACCCATTTGGTACGCCCGCCATATTTATTGGGTTTCGCTCCGCACAAATCAATGATATAGGCGAGCTCGTACAGATAGTAGACCTGCAAGTTGATTTTTATTTGTATTACGAGACTTTTTTAGATACCTTCAAGGGGGCTTATAATCAAGAGGGTGCATTGGAATTTACCAAGAGCTTAGACTCCCTTTTTGGTAACTTTCACGGCACATCGGGCAGAAACTATAGCTCTATGCGTCGTATAGCTTTCGCCCCTGTAGATACAGGTACTTCGGGCAATCTATACCAGGTTACTTTTGAATGCAAGTTGCATGATCGTAGTGCTATGAAGTACTACGAACCTACTCAGGTGCGTTTAATGGTGGAAGATGAAGATAATAGGTTTTTTGTAGGAGTAGATTAGACTCTATTGAAGATGATATTTTCAATAGTTCTCTCCGAGCGAAAGAACTTCTCTGAAAGTGTAGCCACTATATAGCTATGAGTGTATTTTTTTTGCTCCGAGAGCTTGTAGTACTCCTCTCGGATAAGATTGTAGAATAGCAATGTAAATCGTCGTTGTTGTTTTGTTGTAGCTCCCATTTTATACCTCTTTTAGACCGCAAAATTAAAAAAACACCCGCTTATTTCCAAATTGGATTTTAGCGGGTGTTCTCTAATTAAAATATAAAAATGACACATCAAAACTTCCTCACCTTTTTACAAAGCCTCTCCAGGTCATCGTCATAACTCTCCGTGCGATTCTCCCTATAGCGGAATTGTTCGTGGGCTTGTTGGTTTTGGGTGACAACTACCTCGGTGCGCTCCTGGTCATACTGTCGGAATATATTCATTATCTTAGGCATACTGATACGCTCATACAGCTCGCCACACTCGCCTGATACAATTCTCTTGAAGATAAGCGATAACTCCGATATCTTCAGGTGATGATAATCTGCCATGATCTGCTCGGCACATAACTCTATCTGTGCCTCCGTAAGGGGATTATTTAGGTTCAAAACCTCGTTGAGGTAGATAAGCCACATACTGATATAACTTCTGAGAAAAACCTCTCCTTTGCCTTTTTTGATTTGCACCAGGCTGAGGGTTTGCCTACTCAAGGCGTCACTTACTCCCTTGAGTGACGAGCTATGCATAAGGCAATTATTCGGTGAATAAACCCTCAAAAACTCTTCTTTTGAAATCGTTGCTAACGCCTGATTTTGCCTTACTATTACCTCGTTTTGCATTTTGTAGAATCTTGTTAAGTTGGGAATTAATATACTTTAAATCGGTATTCCTTTGATGGAACTCGTCTAACTTTTGCCAGTTCTGTAGCAGGTACTGCCAAGTGGCGAGGGCTTCCTCCTCGTCGGCAGAGTTACCTGTTAGGTAGGCGATAATTTGTTTCAATGCTTTGCCGTCTGCACCTGTAAATTTTGGGGCAACCCCAAACAATCTATTATAGAAAGCAAACCACGCATCCAAGAATAGGGCGTATAAGCTCGGCGGGTTCGCCTCTTCTTCTCGGTAGGTAACTCTATCACCCCAAGTCCCTTGCCATTCCTCTATAAGGTTTTCCAAGGGAGGAACCAATAGCCCTATTTGCTTGAGGCGCTCGCCCTCCAATGTGCCTTTTTTGACTTCCATCTTTTGGAACTTTCCTCCTTTATAGGTCAGCTTTAGCACAACGGCACAACTGCGTATGGTTACTATATAGGTCATTTTTTAATGATTAATGGTTAATGATTAATTGCCAGCTATTGATAGGCACACTATCAGGCTCCTGAATATTGTAGAACTTGTATATCTCTGCTCTTATCTTACTTGCGATAAGTTCTCTTTCCTCTTCACTGACCTGCTTTCTGTCTGAATAGCTATTGTATTGTATAGCGAGTTCTGGAGACTTTTTAAAGTGTTTATCCTCTAAAAATAACTCATAATAAATATAGGTATATCTGCTATTATGAGCATCGGAAGCCTCTTGTTCTGTTTGGTAACGAGTATATATTACTTTCATTGCTTGATTTATTCTATCCTCATTTTTCCAATACCAAGAGTTCTCATAGACAATAACAATAGCAGGCTTTTTTACGGCTTTTCTTGTGAGCTTACGAAGCCCATACCACACTCTTAATTTCATTAAGTTTCTATATTTGTTTTAGTAAGTTGTTTTCCACAATCGGCACAAAATACAGCCGTTACAGCCACAGTACAGTATCCACCTATGGTGCGCAACACTTGGTGCTTGTGAGGGCATTTGTCACTGGTCACTTGTTGTTTGTCACTTCTTTTCATATCGTTTCTCAATTATCTTCTCCAGAGCTCCTATTACCTTACTGACTTCCTTAGAAGTCATTTCCATTAATGGCTTTTGTACAGGACACTTTTTAGAAAGTAACCATCTGCCCAATCTCTGAAGGTCGGGGATCCTCGGATTATCCACCTGCACCCAACCCAGTTCATGGCACTTGGCCAATAGGCTAAGGTGTTGCGTATTATGGCTCTCGAAATGTGCTGCAAAGCTATAGTTATAGCCTAAGTAGTCTAATATTTCAAAGGCTTCTATCTCTTTCAGCTCTTTGCTTGTAGCAAGCTCCCTTCCTACAAACCCCGATAAGAATGCCATTCGTTCCTCTCTATCCCCAAACCTCTTACTTAAGAGGCTCTGCAGAATTTTTAGTTGTCGTGTACTAATCATAATACTGATCTTTAAATTTTATTCTTATATAATCACCTGCATTGAACTCTTTATAGTCTTGTTCAAAAACTCTAATTTTTACAGTACCTTCTTTATTAGCTACATATATATAATACTTTTCAGGATGATATCTACTTGAGCGAACCTTTCCTACAAAACGAGATGTTCTATGAGCTGGTATAAGTTCCTTATCTACCACATAGCCTATAATCTCTTTTATATCATTTTCAGAGTCTTTTTTAGAGCATCTATCATCACAGGAGATAGATACAAGTGACAATATTAAAAACGTTACTATTTTTTTCATTTTTAATCGTTTTCAAGTTCAATAAGATAAGCAGGAATTAGTCGAAATGCATTAAACTCAATACCACATAGATAGTGAATGTAATTCTCTTTTGAGTATTGTTTAAAAGAAACTTCTAAAGCCTTACATCGGGGGTACTTTTTGTTTAACTCTTTGGCTTTTTCAATGATGTATCTCTTTATTACATCTAAATTAGCGGCTTGATATAATTCTCCTTCCATTCCTCTTAGAAATTCGGAAAATTCAGCTTGTAACTTATTTTTTGTTTGTGTGCCATTGCCAAAAAAGCAATAGTAATGTGTTGGTTTTTCTTTCATTTTAAATCGTTTTTAAAGGTTATTTAAAACCCTGCCTTAGGGGGTCTCTTATGGGCGTCCCCTTAATACCAACGACGCACTAAGGTCAGGGTATCTAATAATCGTCCGCAGTGGCTTACCGCTAATCAATAGAGAAGTTGAAGTTTACTCTTTTTTCTATACCATTCTCAAATTTGACCAACTTATACCCACGTATATACATACTCGTACGTATATCTACGATGGCGTTCTCTATGATCTCCATACCCTCATCAAAGAGGGCACTGTTAGCCTTTTGCCTTAGCGTGCCTAACTTGCGCACCTCTCGTGGGTTTAGGTTCCCTTGTGCATCTGTCCTTAATGCTGTATTAAGGAACTCCAATAGGAGTTTTTCTTTTTCAGTATCTCCCGCCAAGGACGACATATAGGTTTTTATCTTCTTAAGTCCTTCGCTCTCTGTACCATTAAAGGCGGGGCGTACATTCCAACCTATACGGATACTCGCCGACCCATCTGCTTTGGTAAAGGTATGCGAATCCTGTTCCTCTTTCTGAGTGCCGTATAGCTCGGCACGGAGAGCTATGATAGTCTTCGCCTCTTGGAAGAGTTTCGCTACCAAATCCTCTACATCCTCCCGTTGCGAAAGGCAGAACCCAATGTTATCATCTACCAATTCTGCTTCAAGCTCCAAAAGTGTCTGTCTGCTCTGTTGTTTGGCTAATTTCTCTGCTCTTTGCTTCTCTTTGAGTTGCTCTTGTAACTTCTTTAAGTCCTCAGCACTCATCTGTGATAAATCTACACTCATTTTATTATCTTTTTTTAATTGTTATTACTCGTCTATTCCTACTTCATATTCCCATTCCATAGCATCATCTTCTCTTATGTTATTCATTAGCCATTCAAAGGCTTTTTCATATTTCTCTGAATCTCCAATACCAACAGAAATTCCATATTTGGCCATATTATTTAATTGTTCAAAAACTTTATCAGGCACTTCTACACCTCCAAGTTCTACCGTATAGGTAACCGTTACTGCTAAATCTTTAATAACTTTCATTTTTTATCTATTTTTAAAATTATCGTTCTACTTTTGCTCTATATAATTCGTGAGTCTCTATTGGTTCCCATCCCTTTTTGTCTTCGTTGTACCACATCAGCACCCTGTCCTGATCGTATCTTATGTATGGAGACTCCCAGTTATTTTCTCGTATCCATTCGTAAATGGTCAGTACCACTATTGGTACACTTGTTCTGTAACCCGCATGATACTGGTGTATCATGGTACGCTCTTCTGCTGTCAAGGCTTGTAAGAAGTTGTCAAGCCTTAGCACTTCCGTATATAGCTGTTTCATTGTACTATTATTATCTATACTATTACTTATATACTTGCTCGTGACTTACTTATCAATTGTAACAGAGTTTTTGGATATATATGGTTTATGTCCTCTGCTGAGAGCATTATCATTAGCTCTACATCTGCCTTGTCAAAGACGCCCTCTCTAAGTGCCTTGCCATAATATCGCTCTATACTACACTCTACCAAGTAGTGCCACTGATCATCATACCAATTATTAAGATAGTCATTACTTGTTAGGTCCTCTAACCTATTTACTATTCGTTTTTGCTCGTTCACTTTTTGGCACCATGCAAGGAAATACGCATGTCTGAGTGCTTCATATTGCCTATAACTGCAATCTAAGTAGTACAGCAGGCAATGCCTAAATGTCTTTTGTTTGTCTATAGTTCCCATATTTATTATCTTTGTCTAATGTTCATATACATCTATTCGTTCGGCTCGCAACCGTGGTATAGCTCTGCTTTCTCTTTGTCTATGGTAAGTATCCCACCAGGACAACGCCCCGATACATTACATGCCAAGCCTTCCACTTGTATAATCACCTCTGCGAGCTTCTTACAAAGCCTTGCCACGGCTATATCGGGCTCTCCCTTTTCCTCGTGAGCGAGGAAGATAAAGAGTACATTGCGATAATTTTTTCCCCATTCCCTAAGTTTAGGGGCTGTTAGCTCGTCTTTATAAACTGTGGTATTGTCTATAATCACCACTTTTGGAGCGCGTTGCTTACCTAATGCTTTCTCTATCTCAGTAAGCTCTGTATAGGGTACTATCTTTAACTTGCGGTTGCTGGGGTCAAGCCCACTACGGATATATGCTTCTTGGAAGGACTTACTAATGC